TTCAAAATCAATCCGCAGATACTGTTTGACTTCCTGTAAAGTTACCACCCACTCCAACCCCTTTCTCTGATTACGCTTTCTTAATGGTAAGTGTCTTAACAGCTTCCGGAAGAATCAACTTGCCGTCCAGTCTCTGACTTGCAAGAAAACCAACCTGTCCGGTCATAGCAAAGAGCTCATTCAGTCTCTTGAAAGAGCGTCCCTGTCTGTCAGCCACCCAGTAATAACTAAAGTCGCCAAACGCCATGCACTTGTTGCCAGCCTTGATTTCCGGCACATAGCTGGATGTCTTGTAAGGACGATTCAGAATGGTATCCGGCACACCTGCCTGCACAGACGGATTCCAGATGTAATTGCCTGTGTTATCTTTCAATTTTCTGAGAGCCTTAACCGTGGAATCATTGAGCACCCACACCGCCTTCTTACGATACGGACTTCTCAGAGAATAGAAAAGCTCCATCACATCATCAAATGTAATGCTTGCACCTGTAGTGGAAGTGCCGTCTTCTGCACCGCCTGTAGCATTAAAAATGCCGGTCGGTTTTCCCTTGCCGTCACCAACAAAGAACGCCTCTTCTTCCTTTGCACCGATTCTTCTTGCAAACTCCTTTGCGATGTAGGATGGCAGGTCAAATACAGAATCATTGAGAAGTTCTTCGGAAATTTTGATCGCTGTTCCCAGCTTGTATGCGGAAAGCGATGCCTGTCCGAACGTATCATCAGAAAGAGAATACTGCTGTTCTTCGTCCATCCAGACAGCCTCGCCCTTGGAAGTCACAATCGGAATCTTGCGGTCGCCGTTGGAAGTTTTGATGACCGTTGCCATCTGGCGGAAAATGCTCTCTTCCTCTAATGCTTCCACCAGTTTTCGTTCAAACTCATCCGGCACAAGATAACCGCCCTCTGCATCTGTACCAATGTGCAAATCGTCATGGACATCAATCCAATTGCGGTTTCTGACGCTGTTCCAGAATGCCGTTTTGTAAGTATCGCTTGCCGTACCTGTCTTTTCCGTTACATTCGGAGTTGCAGGCTTACCGAGAACAGGAGTGGAAGTTGCTTTGTTCATTTCAGCTTCGATTTCAGCTTGTCGTTCCAGACGCTGAATTTCCTTGCCAAGGTCGACAATGGTCTGTTCCATTGCATCATAGGTCTTGGAATCTTCCTCACTGAGCACGCCGTTTGCATTTCGCTTGCTATCAAGAAAATCACGTGCTGTATCCCAAGCCTTCTTTCTCTTTTCTCTGAGTTCTTTAATCGTCATAGCCATAGTTAAAATCCTCCTTAATATTTCAGTAATGCCAGCCTTTTTTCAAGCTGATCAATCGGTGTACCTGTAACAGATTCTGCTGATGCAGATACTTTGGATAAGAATGCAGATAGATTCTTCGATTTGGAATAGGTCATTGCGGTAAGTGTATCTTCTTTTTCCTCTTCATCTGGTTCTTCCTCTTTGGGAACAACAGGTATTTTCTTCTCTGCAAAAAGAATCCCGTCCACAAATCCCATCTCATGAGCCTTTTTTGCATTGAGCCATGTTTCATCGGACATCAGCTTCGCAATCTTATTTCTGCTGAGATGAGATTTGGTTTCGTAGGCGTTAATAATGCTTTCTTTTACCTCATCCAGCAAGATGATAGCCTTTTCCATATCTGCCTTGTTTCCCATAGCACAAGTGCTGGGGTCGTGGATCATCATCATTGCAGTCGGTGCAATTAAAGTTTCATCGCCTGCCATTGCCACAACAGAAGCCGCTGATGCAGCAATACCGTCAATTTTCACGGTAACCTTGCCTTTGTGATTTTTCAGCATGGAATAAATCTGACTTGCAGCGAACACATCACCGCCCGGCGAATTCAGCCAGACTGTCAGATTTCCGCTGACTTTTGCGAGTTCATCACGAAACAAAGCAGGTGTCACTTCATCGCCCCACCAGGTATCTTCAGAGATAGGACCGTTAAACAAAAGCTCTGTTTCCGATGTATCTTCGTTTTGGATAAAGTTCCAGAATTTCTTCATTTGGTTTTCTCCTCCTTTTCTGAATTTTGATTTGCAAATGCACCTGCATCAGCGAGTTTTGTAAAGCTGCCATTTACAAGATACAAGTTACCGCCTTCCTCCTCAGAAAGCATATTCATATCTTCCTTTTCACGGATATCGTTGGCAGACATCCAGCCATTCTGTCTTGCGGTAGCATAACCCTGCATACGGGAAGCATAATCGCCACGCAGAAGTCCGTCTACATTGAACTTCACAAAATACTGCCCCTTTTCAGAATCAGAAAGAAGTGCTTTCTGCAAAGACTGCTCCCACCTTACAATCCAAGGATCAAGGCTGTATTTCACGAAATCCAATGACAGATGTTCTACGTTACTGAATGTTGCATGGTCAAGGTCACCGATCATATGAAGCGGTACACGATACATTCTTGCGATTTCTTCAATCTGAAATTTTCTGGTTTCCAGAAATTGTGCTTCATTGTTTGGAATTGCAATGGGAGTAAATTTCATGC